GGAAACAAATGAGCTATAAAGCTAACTTTAAAGGCGGCCCAAAGCATGGTGAGACAGTTGTATTATCATCCGTACAAAAAGTTTACAGCGTTACCACGGTATATGACCTAAGTGGATTTAGAACTAAATCTAGATATAATTTAGTAAAACAAGAAGGTGAGAATTTATATTATATGTTAGATGAAGAAAGATTTGACGGAGTTGATCCAACTCCTTTTGAAAGGAATCCAAGATGAGTATCGTGCCGCTTTTTATAGCAACACTGTGTTATGTGCTAACTTGCGTGTCAAACCTAAAGCAAAGGGACTACCCCCATGCTCTGGTTTGGTTTGCCTACACTCTCGCTAATTGTGGACTACTTTGGTATGAATGGAACAAAACAAAAACTTGATTTAAACGAAGTTAGAGATATTATCTTCAAAGACTTGTTCTTGCTATTAAACGATCTAGAACTAGACTATCAGACCAAGAACAACAACGTCTTCATGAGGTGTCCGATACATCATGGCGACAACGATAACGGTTTGTCAATATCTTTAACGTACAAAAACTGGAGGTGCTGGACAAGAAGTTGCCACGAAGATAGTAGCACTAATATATTTGGATTTATACAATCTATATTTACAGAAAGAGGTCAAGACGCCTCCTTTTCTGACGTGTTGAGATATGTGTGTAAACTATATAACA